GGGGGGGAAGGGGATTGAGGATTCCCCCCTTCCCCGCCCGGGACGCCCAAAATGGTTTTTCTCGGCATTTATACAATAGTCATAGATTTTTCTTTATATTGTTTTGTGCATTTATTATTTTTGGGTGTTTGGGTGGGATGTTAGAGTTTAGGAAAAATATTATCTTTAGATAATGTTTAGGAAAATTATTATCTTTAGATAATATATAAAATTTGATGGTGCGTAAATATTTAGGAAAAAAAATGTTTGCTAAGAAGGGAAAATCTGCTGCTCCCCGTCGAAGACTTCAGCCTGCTGCTGCTGCTATTGCTGGTGTTGGTGGTGTTTTGCTTAAAAAAGGAATTAAGCGTTATATGGCTAAGAAAGCAAAGGCCGGTTGGGCAAACCGTGCTCGTGCTCGTTATGCTACTGCTCAGAATTTACAGGTGTCTGATAATATTACTACTGCTAAGGCTGTTGTGATTGGAAAGCCCCGTGCTGTTGGTTTTGCTGAAAAGGTTGCTCGTGTTGAGAGACCTCCTCTTTTGTTTAAGAGGCAATTTGCCTTTAGTGCTGAATGTGTTTCAGGTCGAAAAGGTTGGTTTAGTATGGAAATTAATTCTTTTAATGCTAATGATGTTTTAACTGATATTACATCTTATAAGACACAGTATACTACTGATACTAATGTTTCAAATTCACAAGTCTTAGGTAATAGTGTTCAAGATTTTGCTCAGTTCTATATTGATAAACTTACTGAAAAAATACAGATGATAAATTCGTCGTCAAATTCTATAACAGGTAAAATTCATTTATTCGCTCACAAGCGTGATAATGATAATACTTATCAAGGTGCGACTCCTATTACACCTATTAATATGATGTTGCTTTCTTCTACGAATGCTCTTCCTCTTAATGTTGTTGGTCAGGAAACTACGATTGGTAATGGATGGGCGTTTGGTATTATTGCTGGTAATACAAATTATAATGGTGTATATAATATGCCTGGTAGTTCTATTAATGCTACAGGATTCACTGCATCTACGGATCTTCAGTTAAGTCCGTCTTCGGCTCACGTTAAAGATAGAATAAATTTTTGGTTTAGAAAAGTATCTACGTCTTCGTTTAGTCTTAAACCTGGTCAGCAATTTAATTCGTCATATGTATTTAATGATCTGCCTGTAATTCATCGAGACCAAGTTGAATTCATTCACGTTGCGGGAACAAGTTATTCTCTAGTGGTTGAATTTCAAGCAGGGGTCGTGGGCGATTCAACTGCTTTGTCGTCTGCTATTTCTACTGGAACTGGTCAATTATCAGTAATAAGAGAATATACACGTATTCTTGGTTTGAAGAATATTAATAAGTCAAAGATTGTGATGGTTACAGCTCCCCTTGCTACTATTAGTGATGCTACTCAGCAAATTATTAATTCCGATACAGGTATTTTGGATGTTGGTGTTGATACAGATGCATAAATAAGTTATTAAAAAAACAATATAAAGAACTATGTTTATATTGTGTATGTGTGGTAAACCCACTAGGGGGAACCTATTGAAGAATTTCATAGTCGCTGGTAGTTGCTAGGAGAATCAAACTGGAAGTGATATGTTGCCCCTCAATGCTTACGCTTTTATAAAGCGTAAGCAATTCCACGTGCGATGAGAGGGGGGTACCGTCCCCCCTCGAAGCAAGCCCGTTCGAGACACGGACACGATAGTGTTCGTGGTGAGTCCCGTCAGGCAACTCGGTGGCTGTATTTTACATACATACCTTTGGTATGTATGCAAGTGAAATAGAGACGCTCAGAGGGCCGGGTCTTGTTCAGCTTCTTTGAATAATAATCTCATATTAAAAAAACTATCATTGTTTTCCGGGTCATCAATTTGTGTTATGATAAAACGGTCTGTAGACATAGTTTCTATTTTTGGTGGTTGGTTAGCAAAAATTATAATGTGTGGTGAATTAAAAACTTTGTATCCACTTTCGTATTTCGGGCTGAAAATAACTCCATCTATTAAACTTTCTAATGCGTCGTAGCATATGCGGTTTCCTAGTGCTCTTGGTAAATTTATTACTATTAGTCCAGATTCTTCGATCTTTGATTCCATTACAGTATACATTATGTCTGCGTTTGTTCCTTTAGATATAAATATAGCTTTGTGTTTTACAATAAGATATTTAGAAAATTGTGATTTCCCCACAGAACCTGCGTCAGACCAATACCAATGTATGTTTCTATCATTTGCTTCTGTTTTTATTAGTGATAAGATTTCTCTTTGCCACCAATAAGTTGGATTTATGAGTTTTAATGGTTTAGGTAATCCCTTAGACCATTCTCGTCCTGTTCGTGTTTCGATTTTACTACAGTATTCGACTGATTGTTCCCAAGTGCCTATTAGTGCTTCATAATGACCTAGTCCTTTTTTGTCCCAAACTGTGTCTCGTATTTCTTTACTAAATGAAACGCAACCTTGAAGATGCGGTGTTCCTTCTTTACCAGTTTCTTCTTGGATTCTATATTTTAAAGCATTTCGATTAAAATACTCTAACATCCCGCCCAAGAATTCTTCTGTGTGGTTGTTTACTGTGAAGAAATGATTTTTCCTTTTAGGAATACGGGATACTTTTGCTAAAGTTTCTTCAGGGGGGGAAGGGGATTGAGGATTCCCCCCTTCCCCGCCCGGGACGCCCAAAATGGTTTTTCTCGGCATTTATACAATAGTCATAGATTTTTCTTTATATTGTTTTGTGCATTTATTATTTT